ACGGCTACGGCGACGGCTCCGGCTCCGGCTCCGGCGACGGCCACGGCTACGGCTACGGCTACGGCATTAAAAAGTACGACGGAGAAGATGTACATATGATCGATGGCGTGCAGACGATCATCACGGCGGTACACGGGAACGTTGCGAAGGGCACCATCCTGCAAGAGGACTTAACATTAACGCCGTGCTTTGTGGCAAAAGTAGATGGATTCTTTGCGCATGGGGAAACGGCCCGTGCCGCCGTGGACGCTGCGCGCGATAAGGCGTTTGAGGACCTGCCGCAGGAGGAGCGGATCACCGCATTTCTGGATGCGATCAAGCCGAATACAGAGTATCCGGTAATGACGATGTACGACTGGCATCACCGGCTGACTGGGAGCTGCGAGGCCGGGCGAAAGGCATTTGCGAAGGATCACGGAATCGACCTGAGCGCAGATATGACGCGCGAGGCATTCTTTGAGCTGACCAAGGATGCCTATGGCGGGAGTGTGATCCGCGAGGCAATGCGGATCGCTGAGCGCGAGAAAGATGGCGAGTAACGGGAAAATTCCGGTGGAGCTGACGCCGGAGCAGATGGAGGACCTGATCGACGCGGCCACGCGGGCCGCTGAGCAGGATCAGGAGGACGCGGAGATACTGAGCGGTCAGCCGCATATCGATCGTGAGATCGTCGGGATGCTGCTGGAGACGCGCAAGCGGCTGCTGACGCTGGCGGCGTGGATGCAGCACTTGTGGGAGGAGGCCGAGGACGAATGATGCGGTACGCACCAAAGACAAAGCCGAACCCGCCTCCATGCGGGAGAGACTGCCCGGGACGTGCGCCGGGATGCAGCGCAATGTGCTGCTCATGGATGCTGTATCAGTCCATCCGGGAGCACATCTATCAAAAGCAGCTCGCAGAGAAGCACGCGCAGGAGCTGAATTTTGTGGCGCAGCGGGAGATCGCGCACGCCGGGAGGAAAGTAAGGAAGGGGCATTTGTATGCGGCAAAATAGCACCGATTACTCGGGAGAGCGGGCACCGCGCAGGCAGTGCGTGATCGCGCAGGCCGGGTATACCGGGAAGAATTATTACGCCGTCGCGTACCGCAATCAGAGCATTACGGTACGCGCGGGAGACGAGCTGGCCGCGATCTTTACGGCGGCAAAGTACTGGGGCTACAAATGGAGCGCGCCGGAGTACCACCAGAACGCCAAGGCGATGAAGCTCCACTATAAGCCGGAGTTCCTGATCGGATAAAAAATGCCCTCGCCCGGTTCCAGCCGGACGAGGGCGGAGAGGTCTACACTTCCCCGTAACACTATAAGCACAAGGAGAGTATACCATGAAAAATCCATATTTGCAAGAGGCAACGGAGATCATTCGCGGACGGCTGGTGTACGTTGCGGATATCGGCCAGATCATGCTGGAGAAGCTGGCGGGAAGAGAGGCGGCAAGATGAAAGTACTAGAATTGTTTGCGGGGACGCGAAGCATCGGGAAAGCATTTGAGGCACGAGGGCACGAAGTGTACTCAGTGGAGTGGGACAAAGACTTTGAAAAAATCGACCTATACGCTGACATCCTGACGGTAACGGCGAAAGACATCTTGGATAAATTCGGACATCCGGATGTGATCTGGGCAAGCCCGGATTGCACGACATTCTCCATCGCTGCAATCTCACACCATCGACGCAAAAATCCGGAAACGGGGAATTTGGACGCTGTGAGCGAGTACGCAAAGTTCTGCGACAAGGTGGATCAGCATGTCCTGGCACTCATCAAAGAGCTAAATCCGAAATTTTATTTTATAGAAAATCCCCGTGGCGGGATGCGGAAAATGACGTGGATGCAGGGGCTGCCTCGCTACACTGTTACATATTGCCAGTATGGCGACACCAGAATGAAGCCGACAGATATATGGACAAATCATCCAGCTCCCAAATTTAGGCCGATGTGCCACAACGGCGACCCGTGCCATATCGCCGCGCCGCGCGGAGCAAAGACCGGCACGCAGGGGCTGAAGGGGAGCAAGGAGCGGTCGGTGATTCCGAAAGCGCTATGCGAGCATATCGTGGATATCTGTGTTGCGGATCTTGGCCAGCCCATGCTGTCGAAACTGATGCCGGGGAGGGATGAGGCACGATGCTGACGCATCTGAGCCTGTTTTCCGGGATCGGCGGGCTTGATCTGGCTGCCGAGTGGGCAGGATTTACGACCGTCGGGCAGTGTGAGTTTGCCGACTACCCGACGAAGGTGCTGGAAAAGCACTGGCCGGACGTGCCGCGCTGGCGCGACGTCCGGACGCTGACAAAGGAGAGTTTTTATGAGCGGACAGGCCTACGAACAGTTGACGTTATTTCCGGCGGATTCCCATGCCAGCCCTTCTCCGTGGCTGGAAAGCAAAAGGGAAAAGGGGATGATCGATACCTCTGGCCGGAGATGCTCCGAGTTATCACCGAGCTGCGCCCGCGTTGCGTTGTCGGTGAGAACGTTCCTGGAATCATCAAGATTGCCGCCGGGCAGGTGGTCAAGAATCTGGAGCGTGCTGGCTATCACGTCGTCGTGTTTAATTTTGAGGCTGCGGCTGTCGGAGCTTGGCACAGACGGTCCAGGGTATTCTTCGTCGGAATCGCAGATGTGGCCGACACCGACGGTGGTTGGCTGCACGATAGCAACAGAAAAGAGGATCAACCTGCTCGCAGCCGGGAAAACGACATTTACGAGCAACCAGGGCGTACATGGGGGGGTGAGCAATCTGCGGGAGAACGTGTTAGCCCGGACGAAAGGCTTGTGGACAACGCCCTGCGCAGCGGATGCGCAGGGATCGCACGGCGGAAACAATCACAGGAGCTTGCGGACGGACGTTGCTGGGCAGCTGAACCCGACGTGGGTAGAGTGGCTCATGGGATTCCCAATCGGGTGGACAGGCTTAAGTGCCTCGGAAATGCGGTAGTGCCGCAGCAGGCATACCCGATTTTTAAGGCATTGGTGGAGGAGCTGAAATATGAAAGGCAATGAAATCGTGAAGGCGCTGCGGTGCTGCGCGAAGGGGCTTGGACACGACGACGCGTGCGAAAACTGCAAGGTCGGAGAAATCCAAGATCGGCGGGAATACATCGAGTTTGCGGCAGCTAACGCAATCGAGCGCCTGACCGCCGAGAACGCGGCGCTGCGGGAGAAGCAGGCGGAGGCAGAAGCCGAGAGGGACGCGTTGCTTGAGCAGATAAAAGCGCGTCGCTCGTGTCTGGATTGTAAGCATTTCGACTACTGCGAATTTGATAATGCGACTGTTATCGACTGCATGAACTGTGTGACGAAAAATTGTCCATGCGCCGGATGCGGCAATTCCAGCCACTGGGAATGGCGCGGATTGCCGGAAGCACCGGAGGAGGGCAAAAAATGAAAATCTACATGGCCGGTAAGATCACCGGAGATCCGAATTACAAGATGAAATTCCGCATGACGGCGAAGCACATACAGGAGCTGTATCCTCTCGCGGTGATCTTGAATCCGGCGGAACTGCCGGAGGGCCTGACGCCGAAGGACTATATGCGGCTGTGCTTCGGGATGATCGACGCGGCGGATATCTGTTCGCGCTGCCGGATGCGAAGGAAAGCAAGGGTGCAAAGTTGGAAATTGCGTATTGCAGATATGTTGGGAAAGGGGTTCTGAAATGGAACGGTTGACAAGGCATAATATCAACGTAGACCCGGGCACCGACCGATTTCTGCACGCCGCGATCGGCGGCAAGGAAATCGACTGGAAGCAGGGCCGGGACAGAACGCTCAACGTGATGATAAACGGCCCGACGAGCAACGGCTTTGGCAAGGATATTTTCCGAAAGATGGCCCGCGATCTGTACGGACGGCTGAAAGACTACGAGGATACGGGGTTGGAGCCGGAAGCAATAGAAACGGTTAAGCTTGCGCTGGCCGCAAAGCACATGGTTGATCTCGAAACGCTCAACGACACGCCAATCAGCAGGCTCGTAGAGCTTGCCGCGGCCGACAAGGACGGGCGCGTGGTGGTGCTGCCGTGCAAGGTGGGAGAACGATGGGTAGATGAGGACGGTCGCGCGGTGCGCATAACCGCAGTAATCGTCAGCATGGAACCATTTGGGGAGAATATCAACATCTACTTTGATTATGAGGATGCAACGCCGGACGATGCGGGAAGCGACTGCGCGGCAAATTGGGATTATTTCAGTCGCCACTATACCCGCATTGAGGTCGAGCGGGCGATGGAGGGCAAGAAGGATGGCTAAGCACATAACCAAAGCGCAGTTGAGCCAGCTCTATCAGACTCAGCTCTTCGATAACGACGAATATCTGAGACTCTTAAAAGAGTTTGCAGGGATAGAATCCCGGCCGACCACGGAGTACAACCACTACGACGAAAATGGTGAGTTTATTGGTAGCAGCGTGGACACCGATCTTTGTGACCTGCTGGACGAGGCTGGCGTGGAGGTGCGGGACGATGGGGCAACATAAGCACAACCCGAACGCTATTGCGGCGGCAAAAGGCGAGCTGCCGCCGAAGAAGCGAGAGCCGCAGCTGACCAAGAGGCAGGCGGAGCGGCTCTTGAAAGCGGAAATCCTGAGTAGATGCACACCGCTTCTTGCATTGCCGTATGCAATGCAAAACAGAATCGTAAGGGAGTATATGGATTATGACTGATTATATCCGGCGCGCTGATGCGCTGTATGCCATACAAAGGCAAAGAGGCGCAACTAGAAGCCCAGCACAAAATAGACTTCTCGACTTGCTCAAGGTAGATATAGTCCGCGCGCCTGCTGCCGACGTTGCGGAGGTGGTGCGGTGCAAGGACTGTAAGCATCGGACGGAATATGGAAACTGCGGGCATCCACGGCAAAAAGGTGTTTTGCCATCGGCGTATCCATTCGATTTTTGCAACTACGGGGAGGCAGAATGAGCGGGCTGAGATTTGAATCGATGGCGGACATGCCGCCGAGGATGCGGGAGCTTTACGCGAAGCAGGCGCGAGACCTCTCAGGCGCTGCGGCGCCAGCTCCCCTTGCGAAGGGGAGCCAAGGGAAAACGAAATACGGAAGCCAGAAGGCAGAGCGCGGCGCGGTGCGCTTCGACAGCCAGAAAGAGGCGCGGCGGTACGACGAGCTGATGGTGATGCTCCGCGCGGAGATCATTACAGATCTGCGATTGCAGCCGCAGTTTACGCTGCAGGAGAGCTATCTCACAGAGAACGGCCAGCGCATCCGCGCGATCCGATACACGGCGGACTTTTCTTACCGCTTCGGCGGGAAGCTGGTGGTGGAGGATGTAAAGTCCAAGCCAACGCGCACCAAGGAGTACCTGCGCAACAAAAAAATGATGCGATCCAAATACGGGATCGATATACAGGAGGTGTAGGGATGGAAGAGGATGAAAAGCGCTGCACGCTGCCGAAGTCGGCGCGGTGCTGCATGATGGAGTACGCGGGCGACGAGGCCTGCACGCACTGCGGATGGCAGCCGGAGGAGCGGGCACGCAGAAAGGCACTGCCGCTCACGGAGGATGAAAACGGCATACGACGAAAACATGTAGGAATGGAGGAAACTACAGATGGCTAAAATCATGGAGCTTTTTGCGACGGAACTCGATGAGTTTACGGGGAACTACGAAAAAGAGCAGTGGGACGTTACATTCCGCGGCGAGGCGTATCCGCCGCGTATCGTGATGGAGCAGGCGACACCGCCTCTCTATAAGATCGAGGAGGATGGAAAACGGACGATCGAGCCGAATCCGACGGTACAGATCATCGGCAGGCCGGACTTGCAGGTCGTGACGACCGGCAAACTCCAGATCAGTAAAAAAGATCTTACCAAGATGGTAAACGGCGCGGCAAATCTATTGGAGCTGTTCCTGCACGGGTTTATGCAGGAGCGCAAGGAAATCGAGGCGGCAGACAGCCGGGAGAACTGATTTTTTGGTGGACTTATGCCTGCGCACTGTGCCATGAGGTGCGCAGGAGGGAGACCCGGCTTAAGGCTCCGGGCGCGGCAGCTGCAAAGGCCGCGCCCGGGTAAAAAATGAGGAGTGGATAGTATGCCGACGATGATAACGATGCAGTGCGCACACTGCGGGAAGGTATTCCAGCGCGAGCTGCACAGGATGAATCATGCAAAAAAGTTTTATTGCAGTCAGACGTGCGCGGCAAAACAGGTGGCGCAGGATCGCGAGGGCGTTCCGTTCGAAAAGAAAAATTTTCCGACGCAGACGCGCATCCGGATCATGACAAGGATACCGGTATTTCAGAAGCTTCAGCCCAAGGTGGGCGCGGTGTATGATGCGCTGAAATTTGAGGCAAGGTACGGCGGACACGGAGGATATGTGATCGAGTCCGGCGGGAAGAAGATCAATGTGCGGCTGGACGAGGCAGTGGAGGTGACGTGATGGTAAGAGAAGAAAAGCAATGGGGAGAACGCGCGCTAGAGCTGCTGCAGGCGGACAGAGAGGGGCGCGTTCTCGTCCTTCCATGCAAGATAGGCGATACGGTGTACCGCATCCAATATGTACAGAAACAGAATGGACGGTACAGGATGGGCGTTGCGGAGTTCAAATTTACTCTGCTGTGCCTGTATGAGATGGGCAAAAGGATATTTCTCACGCGCGAAGAGGCCGAGAAAGCACTTGAAAAAATGAAAGAGTAGCGCTGCACGCTGAACGCATGGCCGGAATCTCCGGCCACGCTTTGAACGGGCAGAATGCTTGCAGGGGCGGACGGCTCTGTCCGCCCGGAAGGAGTGGCGGAAATGGCAAAAAGGCACAAGCGGCGGTTATTCGCCGGGGCGGTATGTACGCAGATCGTCTACAACGTGAGCGAACAGGCGGATATCAAGAGCAGCAAGCCGCGCAAGCCGCGCTTCGCCACGCAGGCTGAGCGCGACGAATTCAACTCCAAAATTTCAGCGGGCAAATTCGCGGCGCTTATCAACGCCAACTTCGGCCCGACCAGCATCTACTCCACGCTGACGCTCAGCGCGGAGTTTGAGGCGCATACCGTGGAAGAGATCAAGCGCATCCGCGACAACTACTGGCGCAGGCTTACATACCGATACCCGGAGGCAAAGATCGTGATGGTATACGGGCGCGGAAAATCTACGAACCGCTTCCACATCCACATGATCTCCGACGGCATTCCGGAGGACGCCATTGCGAAGCTGTGGGGCCTCGGAAGCGTGGTAGAAAGCAAGCACCTTCGCAAGCACAACTATTATGTAAACCAGAACGGTGAAAAGGTAGACCATGGGCAGGACTATGAGGCGTTGGCGAACTACCTGCACGGTCACTGGAAGAAGGAGTTCGGGGGACACAGATACAAGGAAAGCCGCACCTGCACCAAGCCGGAGCCGGAGCCTGCGACCGAGGCCGTGCGGGAGTACAGCGCGGAGCATCCGCCGGTCGCCCCGCGCGGCTATGTGCTCGTTGAGGCCAGAGCCACACAGTACGGATACCAATACTATAAATATGTATTCGACCCAAAAAGGATGAAAAACTGAAGCGGACGGGAGCCGCTTAAATCTTGCCTTGTAAATGTGTAGGGTTTCAAGACGAAGCAGAAAGGAAGTGGGAAAGTGTCAAAGCCGAGATACTGGTGGTACTGGAACGTCTGCCGCACCATCGGCGAATTCCCGAAACTGGACAGTCAGGTTCGGGACATGAGCCGCCAGAAGATCACGCCGGGGTATTCTGCACAGACGGGCGGCCATCCATCCGGGCGCGCCGTCGAGGATATCGCTGTACGCGTTTTATCTTCGCGGGAGTACGAGGACTATGCTGCCGTGCAAGCCGCGATCAATACCGCACAGACATGGCGGGACGGAGCCGATGTGCTGGAGATCGTGCGCCTGCACGCATGGATCTGGCCGAGGGAAAGCCTGGAATCCGCCGCGCGCCGGGTGCATATCAGCCAGTCGACAGCCAAGCGCATGTACAGCCGTTTTGTATACGAAGCGGCGCGGGAGCTTGGCTATCGCAAAAATTGAGCCAACAGGGCCAAAAAAATGTGCTACAGTGATAGCGTGAAGAATTGGAGGTCACGATGCAGCCATGGGCCGCGCGCTTTTACGCATCCGCGCGCTGGAAGAAATGCCGCGCCGGGTATATCAAGTTCCGCCGGACCATCGACGGCGGGCTCTGCGAAGAGTGCAGGGACAAACCGGGCTATATCGTCCACCACAAGCGGGCGCTCACGCCGGACAACATCACCGACCCGGATATCAGCTTGTCATACTCCAATCTCGAGTACGTCTGCAAGGAGTGCCACGATCAGTTCGACGGACACGGCGTCGCAAAAGCTCTGACGCAAAAAATTTTCTTCGACGCCACCGGAGACCCGATCCCCCCCGTCGCGCGAGGCCGGGGCGCCGGCTGAATCACCGCGCGCCCTACCTCGGAAGAATACGCAGGCCGTTCGCGAGGTCCCCCCTACAAAAGCACGGCGATAAGTAATCTACGCGCACGCGCGGACAGACGGCAAAAATCACGTGAAAAGGAGGCGGTTTTTGTGGCGAACAGGCAGGAAAAGACAAAAGAACAGCGTATCCGCGCCGAGAAGACCAGACTCCGGAGGATCTACAAGCTTCTGCCGAAGGAAGCGGCCGGGACTGTCGCAGGCCTCATCGATCAGGCGGCATTTATGCGCATCGAGTGCGAGGACATGGCGGACGACCTGCGGGAAAACGGCTGGACGGAGAAATTCCAGCAGTCGGAGCGGCTCGAGCCATATGACCGAGCCCGGCCGATCGGGCAGGCGTACAACTCAACGAACGCGAACTACCAGAAGATCATCAAGCAGCTCACGGCGCTCCTGCCGAAGCCGGACACCGCGCCGAAGCAGGAGGACGACGGCTTTGCAAGCTTTGTCCGGGAGCGTGACGAGCTGTGACGCGCTATCCAGAAACGTACAATCCGATCCTCGAATACTGGGCCGCGATCCAGTCCGGACGTGAAACGGTGAGCCTCAAGGTGCAGAAGACCTACAGACATGTGGTCGCGCAGCTTGAAAACGCGGATTCCGAGTTTTATTATTCCCCGCGCCGGGCAAACCACGTCCTCGAATTTTTTGAGAACTACTGCCACCACTCCAAGGGCAAAGCGGGCGGCCAGCTCGTCCGACTGGAGCTATGGGAAAAAGCGCTGCTGGCGACCGTCTTCGGGTTTATCGACATCGAGGGAAACCGGCAGTACCGCGAGGCCATCCTCATCGTCGGAAAGAAGAACGGCAAATCGCTGCTGGCATCCGGCGTCGGCCTGTATTTACAGACGGCGGACGGAGAGGCTGGCCCGGAGGTTTACGCCGTGGCAACCAAGCGAGACCAGGCGAAGATCATCTGGCAGGAAGCAAAGCGGATGGTCAAAAAGTCACCGGCGCTCTGCCGAAGGATGCGCAGTCTGGTCGCCGAGCTGGACAGCGATTTTAACGACGGCGTTTTCAAACCGCTGGCATCTGACAGCGACACTCTCGACGGCCTCAACATCCACGGGGCCATGATGGACGAGATCCACCAGTGGAAGAGCGGGCGCGCCCTGTATGACATTATCGCCGACGGCGTGACGGCCCGTGAGCAGCCGCTGATCTTTATCACCTCCACCGCGGGCACCATCCGCGAGGACATCTACGACGAGAAATACGAAGAAGCCGAGCGCATCATCAACGGCTACGAAGATCCGGACGGGTACCACGACCCGCGCCGGATCGCGTTTATTTACGAGCTCGACAAGCGCAGCGAATGGACAGACCAGGACTGCTGGAAAAAGGCAAATCCGGGCCTCGGGACGATCAAGAGCTACACGGCGCTGAAAGAGCGGGTAGAGCGGGCAGAGAAAAACCCGGCCCTCGTCCGCAACCTCGTCTGCAAGGATTTCAACATCCGCGAAACGTCCTCAGAAGCCTGGCTCAATTTTGAGCAGCTGGACAACCGCGACACCTTCCAGCTCGACAAGGAAAACCGACGTCTGATCTGGCAGCACCACATGGCGGACGGAAAGACGCAGGAGCGCGTGCTTTCCTACCCGCGATACGGAATCGGCGGGGCCGACCTATCCAAGACCACAGACCTCACAGCGGGCAAGGTGATCTTCCAGGTGCCGGAGCTGCCGGACATCCTGTTTGCGCTCTCCATGTACTGGCTGCCGCAGGATCTCTTGGAGAAACGCGTAACGGAGGACAAGATCCCATACGACAAGTGGCACGAGCGCGGGCTGCTCCGATTGTCCGAGGGAAACAAGATCCGCTATGAGGATGTAAAAGCATGGTTTATCGAGGTACAGGAAGACCTAGATATTTTTATCCCCTTTATCGGCTACGACGCATGGTCGGCGGCTTACTGGACTGACAGCATGGCGGACTACTTTGGAGCAGAGGCCATGGTCCCCGTACATCAGGGCGTGAAAACGCTTTCCGAGCCGATGAAGCGCTGCGGGAACGATCTGGAGTCCAAGCGGATCGTCTACAACAACAACCCGATTGACAAGTGGTGCATGGCAAACACCGCCTACGACGAGGACAAAAACGGCAATATCCAGCCGCACAAAACGAGCAAGTCCACGCGCCGCATTGACGGAACGGCGGCCCTGCTCGATGCCTACACGGTCTACGATCAGAAGCAGGCAGAATACACCAGTATGCTCTAGGAGTGAGACAATGGGATTTTTTAAAAACCTCCTGACGAATATCACGACCACCAAGCGCGTTTCGACCGTGCAGATGGTGCAGGAACGAGGGAATGGCTTTTACAGCTACAACGGCAAAATGTATCAGTCCGATATCGTCCGCGCCTGCATCCGGCCCAAGATCAAGGCCATCGGCAAGCTGACGGCAAAGCACATCCGGGAGACCATCACCGCCCAGACGCGGAAGATCGCCATAAACCCGGAGCCGTATATCCGGTTCCTGCTCGAGGAACCGAACCAGTACATGACAGGCCAGATGCTGCAGGAGAAGCTGGCCGCACAGCTGATCCTCAACAACAACGCCTTCGCCGTGATTCTGCGGGATGAAAACGGCCTGCCGAACGCCATTTTTCCAGTCGCTGCTATGCAGGCAGATGCGGTCTATGACGCGGGCGGGAATTTGTATCTGAAATTTTACATGCAGAACGGCAATGTCCTGACGTTTGCCTATGACGATATCATTCACCTGCGCGGGGATTTTTACGAAAACGACATCTTCGGCGATCCAATCGCCCCGGCGATCGTGCCGCTCATGGAGATCGTCAACACGACGGATCAGGGCATCGTCAAGGCCATCCGCAACAGCGCAGTCATCCGGTGGCTCTTGATGTTCGCCGCGTCCATGCGCCCGGAGGACGTGAAGCAGCGCGCGCAGGACTTCGCGGACAGTTTCCTGAACGTGACTAACGGCACGGGCGTTGCAGCAGTAGACGCAAAAGCAGAGGCGAAGCAGATTGACCCGAAGGATTACGTCCCGAACGCAGCCCAGATGGACAAAACCACGCAGCGCATTTATGCTCTGTTTAACACCAACCCGCATATCGTCACGTCGATCGCGACGGAGGACGAACAGAGCGCGTATTTTGACGCCGAGATCGAGCCGGTGCTGAAACAGCTGAGTGGAGAGTACACCAGAAAGTTGTTTTCTCGCCGCGAGCGCGGCTGCGGGAATCGCATCGTCTTTGAGGCGTCCGCGTGGGACTTCGCGTCGACCTCGACAAAGCTGAACCTGCTGCAGATGGTTGATCGAGGCGCGCTGACGCCGAATGAATGGCGGCGTGCGTTCAATCTTGCACCGGTAGACGGCGGAGACAAGCCGATCCGCAGGCTGGACACGCAGCCGGTCGACCGGAACACCACGCAGGAAGGAGATGAAACCACATGAAGATCAGCATCCGCGGGCCGATCGTATCCAGCAACCAGCACCGCTTTTACCAGTGGTACGGTATGGAGGCGACAAGCCCAAAATCAGTAGCCGACGCACTTGCCAAGGGAAACGGAGAGCGGGCCGAAGTCGAGATCAATTCCGGAGGCGGCGAGATCTTCGCCGCAAGCGAGATCTATACCGCCCTGCGCAACTACGCAGGCGGCGTGATCGTCCGAATCGTCGGACTCGCAGCTTCGGCCGCATCCATCATCGCCATGGCGGGCGAGTCGGAGATGACGCCGACCGGTATGATGATGATCCACAACGTCCAGTCCAGCGCAGACGGCGACTACCGCCAGATGGAGCACACCGCCGGTGTCCTGCGCGACGCAAATCACGCAATATCCTCGGCCTACGTCGCAAAGACCGGCAGGCCGGAGGCGGAAATTGCCGCCATGATGGACGCAGAAACATGGATCACAGCGGAGCGGGCCGTAGAACTCGGACTCGTTGACCGCGTGATGCAGCCGGACACCGGCCAGAAGCCGCTGGCAGCGGATTTTTATTCCGGCATGCTCAGCGAGGACGCGCTCCGGCGCGCAGAGAACTTTTTAAAAAATCAGGCTGCAGGGCCTGACTTTTTTATGCCCGAACGGGCGCAGGCAGAAGCAAAACTGAAATTTTTAAAACTCAAAGGAGAACTGAAATGACGAAGGAAATTTACAACATCCAGCGCCAGAAGCTCATGGACGACGCCCAGAAGCTGCTGGACGAAGGCAAGACCGCAGAGGCGCAGGCCAAGATGAAAGAAGTCGAGGCCCTCGACGCCAAGTTTGAGGAGGAAGCCAAGATCCAGGCAAACCTCAACGCCCTCGCGGGCCAGAAGGTCACGGCCCCGGCCGCAGCGGCGCAGTCCGTCGACCTGACCGGCGGCGCGAAGACCCCGGATGTGCTCGACCGGTACGATACCGACGAGTACAAGCGGGCCTTCATGAACTACGTCCTGACCGGCAAGAAGATTCCCGCAGAGCTGACCAACGTGGACGCCAACACCAAGACCTCCGACGTCGGCAGCGTCATCCCGACCACGACCATCCAGAAGATCTACGAGAAGATGGAAGCTATCGGCATGATCCTGCCGCGCGTAACACACACGTCCTACGCAGGCGGCGTCCAGGTCCCGACCAGCTCGGCCAAGCCGACGGCCTCCTGGGTCGCCGAGGGCGCTGGCTCCGACAAACAGAAGACTTCGACCGGCAAGATCGTCTTTGCGTACCACAAGCTGCGCTGCGCGATCTCCATGTCGCTGGAAGTTTCCATCATGGCATACCCGATGTTCGAGGCACAGTTTGTCCGGAACGTCGCAAATGCGATGGTAAAGGCGAAGGAGCAGGCCATCATCAACGGAACCGGTTCCAACCAGCCGAAGGGAATCCTTGCGGAGACCGCCCCGACCGGCCAGAACATCGACATTGCCGCCGCGACAACTGCTCTGGCATACAAGGATCTGTGCAAGGCCGAAGCTGCGCTGCCGCAGGCATATGACGGCGCGGTATGGTTCATGTCCAAGAAGACATTCGAGACGCAGATCGTCGGCATGGTCGACAACAACGGCCAGCCCGTCGCGCGCGTCAACTACGGCATCAACGGAAAGCCCGTAAACTACATCCTCGGCCGCGAGGTCATCCTGACCGGCGACTACCTGCCAGCCTTTGCGGAGTCGGTCACGGCCGACACCGTCTTCGCCTTTATGTTCGATCCGGCGTACTACCTCTGGAACGAGAACATGGGCATGACGGTAAAGCGCTACACCGACGAGGACACCGACGACGAGGTCACAAAGGCCATCGAGATCGCCGACGGCGCGTGCGCCGACGTCAACAGCCTTGTCACGCTGACCAAGAAGAAGGCCTGACGGCGCGCGGCCAACAGGGAGGGATAACCAATGGCTTTGATCAACGTTGCAAAAACCGCCCTGCGGCTGACCACAAACGCCCTTGACGACGAGCTCGCCGACGAGATCGACGCCTGCCTCCTGCGCCTGCACCTTGCGGGCGCGGAGGGGGCGGACGAAGATCCGCTGGTCAAAGACGCCGTCCGCGCATACGTCCGCTGGCAGCATGACTTCTGCGGCCGCGGAGACGAATGGAAGACGTGCTTTGAGGAGCTGCGCGACGCGATGGGCCTGTCCGACGACTATTCGCCGGGCGCCAAGGGAGGGGGCGCGTGCTGTGATCTTTGACACGCAGATCACGCTGCGCCTGCTGTCCTACCCCATCGTGAGCGGGCAGACCACCGAAAAGCTCGAACGCGAGACAACCGTCTGGGCCGCCCGCAAGTCCGTAAACCGCGCCGAGTATTATCAGGCCGCGCAAGCCGGCAAGCGCACGGACGCAATTTTCCGCATGCACAGCGCGGAATACGGCGGCGAGCAGCAGCTCGTCTGCGGCTCCGACGTCTTTGACGTCGTCCGCAGCTACGGCGCGGAGACGGAAGAGGTAGAGCTGACCTGCAAACGGAGGGACGGCGCATGATGATCTATGAGGCACTGGCAGACCTGGGCGTCCCGGTCTGCCATCCGCCGTACAAGGGCGGAGAAGAAACCTACATCACCTATCAGCTGCTCGGCCAGTCCGGGCAGCTTTACGCCGAGGGCGGAGAGGCCGAGACCGGCGTGCAGTACGCCGTTTCCATCTTTGCCGAGGGCTTTGCCGCCAATCTGCTCCAGCGCACGAAAGCCGCGCTGGAGGCCGCAGGCTACATTGCTACCGTTGACATGGAGACATACGACAAGGAAACGGGCCGCACGCAGATTGCGCTCATAGCCGAAACGGAGGGCGCGGAATATGGCTAAGATCTCGTTTTCAGGCACGGATGAGCTCATGGCGACGCTCCAAAAGGCCAGCGCATTTGACGACGAAACGCAGCAGGAGCTTTTATACGCCGCCGGGGATATCATCGTCGAGGAGCTGCAAAATGCCGTCCGGGCGAGCGGGTTCCGAACGGAAGCCTACGCCTCCAGCGTGAAATACCGCAAAACCATCAAGCAGGACAAAAACGGAGATCCGTATATCACCATCACGGCAGTCGGGAAAAACGAGCACGGAACGCGCAGAGCGACCGTGCTTTTTGTTTTGAATTACGGCCGCGGTGCAGAATACGGAAAAATCAACGGGACTTATTTCTGGACAAAGGGTGTCCGCAGCGCGCAGAAGCGCGTGAACGCGGAACTCGAAAAAATCCTCACACAAAAGATGAAAGAAAGGGGCTTACTGTAATGCCTAGTTTTGACTTACGCGGAATCCGGGCGGGAAAGTATAAAAACACGTCCGGAACCGTGACCTACACAGAGCCGACCGACGTCGGCGACGCCATGAGCGCGCAGCTGGAACTCAAGTTCGCCGAGGGCCGCCTGTACGCAGAATCCAAGCTTGCCGAATATATCAAGCTTGCCACCGGCGGCACGATCTCGCTGGCTGTCAAGTACATCAAAAAGGCCGCACAGGCCATGCTCTACGGCTGCACATCCGATACGAGCAAGGAAAATCTGAAATTCTCGGCAAAAGACATCGCAAACTATGTCGGCGTCGGCTTTTACGCGCCGGATAAGATCGACGGCGTGACCAAATACACCTGCATCTGGGTGCCGAAAGCGCTGTTCGGCCCGCCCTCGATGAGCTATCAGACCAAGGGCGAGAACATCCAGTTCAACACGCCAACCACGACCGGCGAATTCCTCGCGGACGATTCCACCAACGAGTTGCTGCTCGAGACAGAGGCCGTCGACACCGCGGCGGAGGCCGTTACCTGGATCAAGGGAAAGTTGGGTGAGACCTGATGGAGACGACCAAGCCGAAAACCGTAGACTATGAGTACGAGGGCCAAAAATACAGGCTCACATGCAACATGGCGGTCATTGGCGACGTGCAGGAGGCGTATAACGGGAAGCTTCTGCAAGCGCTCAACCAAACCGGAGGGTACAAGAGCACGCTCACATTTTTGGCGGCCATGTTGACAGATGCGGCGGACTCTCAGGGAATCAAGGACGAGTACGGCCTACCGTTGGTGTTTACCGCGCGGGAAGTAGGCCGCAAGCTCACGCTGTGGGAGGTAAACGAAATCGGACGGCAGATCTGGCCGCTGATTGAGGATGCGGTGATGGGCAAGCAGGACGACGCCGCGCAGGAGGCCGCCAAAAAAAACTGACACAGCCGGGGGAATCAAAGCGAGAAGGCATTGATTTCCCCGGCTATCTCGCGTTCTGGCTCTTCCGGATGCACCTGCCGGAGCGGGAATTTTGGAAAAACATGACGCCGCATCGGATCAATCTGCTATTGGAGGCTTTGGAACCGCCGGAAAAGCAGGAGGAGCCGAAGAGCCTGGCGGCATATCTCAGCGGAGGGACATAATATGCCAAATATCAGCACGAGATTTACGCTATCGGGCGAAAAAGAGTATAAACAGGCGCTGTCGGAGATCGGAAACGGTATGCGTGTGCTGGACTCCGAGATGCGCAAGGTGCAGTCCGCTTATGCGAAGAACGCAGATAGCGTAGAGTCACTGGCTGCGCAGAATGATGTACTTGAGCGTAAAATCTTATCGCAAACAGAAAAAATCGAATACCTAAAGGCCGCTTTGCAGCAGTCCGCAGAGAAATACGGCGAATCGGACAAACGAACGATGCAGTGGCAGACGAGCCTCAACAATGCAGAAGCAGAGCTGAACAACCTCAACAACAAACTGGATGAGAACAAGGAGAAAATTGAAGAATCCGGAAAAGAGACCGGGAATCTCGGCGACGTTGTGAGCGGGCTTACAGAAAAGTTTGGGATAAAGCTGCCGGAGGGGATGCAGAAAAGCATGAACTCCATGGGAAGCTTGAACACAACATCTGTAAAAATTGCAGGCGGATTCGTGGCGCTGGCCGTAGCCATCGCAAAAGTAGAGAAAGCGCTGATACAAATGACGCACGAATCGGCGGAGGCCGCAGACGACATTGTGACGCTCAGCTCCGTGACCGGAATTTCGACCGATTCCATACAGGAACTCAATTACATGGCCGATCTTACGGACGTGTCCCTGGATCGCATCCGCGACAGCCTCAAGGAAACCACCAACAAAATGCAGGAAGCCGCGACGGGCACAGGCGACGCCTATGAGGCGTACAACAAGCTCGGCGTGAAGATCACCGACGTGGACGGCCAGCTGCGCAGCGCGGAGGACGTGTTTTATGACACAATCGACGCCCTCGGCCAGATGAAGAACAAAACAGAGCGCGACGCCATTGCAATGGATCTCCTGTCCGAGTCGGCGCAGGAGCTGAATCCGCTGATCGAGATCGGCAGCGACGGCCTCAAGCAGTACGCCCAGGAGGCGCACAGCATGGGCTACGTGCTCGATAATGAGGCGCTGACGGCGCTTACCGAGGTGGACGACGCATACCAGCGACTGCAAAAGTCGCAGGAGGGCGCGAAGAATCAGCTTTCTGCCGAATTTGCGCCGTATCTCACGGAGTTCTATGAGAAGATCACGAAGCTTATCAAGGACGGCGGACAGGCGCTCAAGGACTCCGGAATCGTGGATTCCTTTGGTATGCTGCTGGAGACTGTGGGCGACATTATCGCGCCTACAGACCAGCTCTCGTCGGATACCGTGCCAAAGCTCACGGAGGCGCTTCGCCCGCTGGCCGAGATCATGGCGGGCATTGCAGACACCATTGACTTTATCAGCGGTGCGGTGACTGTCCTTACGACCGGTATATGGAACTGGGATAAGTGGTCGGGCGGCTGGAAGCAGATGGGCAAGGCTGCGGGCTTCGGATACTCCTACGGCAACGGGAACAACACGCAGGCACTCAAGGAAAAATGGGAGCAGACCGACGTCAACCGCGCGACCAGCGCGAACGGCTACGGCCAGTATTACGCAAACGGCAAGTGGTATTCCAATTATGAGAGCTACCTCCGCGACGAGTGGGAAAAATCCGGGACAGGAACTACCTTTGAGTATTGGAAAATGCAGAAGGGCTATAACGCCTCCGGCACGGACTACTGGCGAGGTGGGCGGACGCTGATCGGCGAGTACGGCCCGGAGGAAGTTGTGCTGCCGCAGGGCACGCGCATCCTGACGGCGCAGGAAACCCGGCAGGCGTCGGGCGGCGATACGTTTTACATCACGATCCCGGCCAATACGGTAAAGGAATTCAACGATATCGTCAACATCGCGCGAAATAAGCGAAGAACGGACAGAATGGGGGTGGATAAGGAATGAGTGTAACACAAAGGCTATATGCAAAATCGTTTGCATTTTTGGATTATGCAAATCAAGAAAGCAACGTTCATTCTGGCGAAACGATGGTGCTAAAAAACACTCAAGATTCGATACTTTTTAAGTTCGATGAGTTTCCATCTGCGCTAAGGTTCAAACGGATATCCAGCCTAAAAGCATATGTTTATGCCATATCGATTCAATCATACGATTATTTCAGAATAGACGTTGGCGGGATTTCGCAAGCGTTCGCCCCTGAAACAGTTACATACGAATCATGGCGGGGAGTATCTAAGAAATGGTTTTATTCTGGCGACTCGGTAAACCACAGATCCTTGCCCAAATGGATGGCAAGTGGTGATGGGACTTCTGAAAGCATACCACTTGCTGCGATGTATGGCATAGAGATATACGGCAGGATCACACCGTCAAGTAAATTCGAGAATCTTTCAGTTGCAACTGCTGGACAAAACAGGCCATATATTGAGATAACAATCGACGAATCCGCAACAGCAGATACGCTGAACATAATTAAAATGTCACCCAATGCCGGAGCGATTGATAAGTCCCACGACGTACTGTTCACATGGGCCACAAAATCCCAACATCCGTGTGTTCCGCAACTCGTCCAAAGCTCCGCAACGTTTCAGTGGCGCACAGGTCCTGGCGGAACGGTCCATTCAAGCAGCATCTCCGGAAACACGAGCAGTTTTACCGTCCCGGCAGGAACTTTTACGGGAACAAGTATGCAGTGGCGGATCGTTGTGACCGCAAACAGCGGCAAAACAACGACATCGGACTGGGTAACGTTATCGACCGCAGATGCAGAGTCAACGGCGGCGATAAAATCGCCGAAAGGCGAAATTGTAGACGTATCGAGGCCGGTAGCGTTTGCGTGGACTCACATCATTTCTACCGGCACGGCCCAGACCAAGGCGGAGCTGCAAATCTCGACGGATATGCAGACATGGACGGCGCTTGCGACGGTAACCGGCGCGGCGACGACCTACACCGCCCCAGCAAACACGCTCGGGAGCGGGACAAAGTACTGGCGCGTGCGGACGTACAACACGGACAACGCGGCGGGCACTTGGAGCGACGCGGCGGAGTTCATCTGCGTCGGCGCTCCGGCGGCTCCGGCGGTTTCAATCAAGTCACAGTCTCCACGCCCGGTTATCGGCTGGCAATCATCGGAACAGCTGGCCTACCAGGTAGAAATCGACGGCGTTTACAGCTCCGGCACGTACTACGGCACGGAAAAAACGTGGACGGCGCCGATGTACCTCGAAGATGGTGAGTACATCGTGCGCGTCCGCGTGCAAAACGAATATGCCATGTGGTCGCCGTGGGGATCGGCGGCGCTGCAAGTCGCCAACACGGCGGGACCGGCAATCAATCTGACGGCAGAGGCCGGGGACACGGTGCGCCTCTCCTGGAGCGCTGCCGGAGGGTATCACTACAACTTTTATCTGATATACCGCAACGGAAAGCTCATTGCAAAAACACAGGAGCTAACATACACGGATCTGCGCTCTAACGGCAGCGTCAGCTACCAGGTGCGCGGGTGCTTTGACACAAGCTCCAATTACCGGCTGTCCAACACAGTGACGGTGACGGCATCCGTGCCGTGCGTGACGCTGATCGACCTTGACTCCGGGGACGTGCTGGCACTCCCCTACTCGGCCAGCACGCACCGCACGACGGGGCGCAATCTGAGCCGGGGCGTACAGTCCGTGCAGCTTGCCGGGCGGCGATATCCGACGATAGAGCGCAGTATGCACTATGCGGAGACGATCTCGGTTGCGTGCGCATTCCGCGAGGCGGAGGACTGCGCGGCGCTTGAGGCGCTTGTGGGCAAGATGGTCGCGGTAAAAACGCCGGAGAGCAAGATGGTGAGCGGGTGCCTCTCGGTGCTTGCGGCCACTGCGGACGGCGGCTTTTACACGTCGTATCAATTCGATGTGGAACAGGCGGACGTGGAGGAGGTAGTGGACATTGATTCGTGATGTATCTTACAAAATCAATGTGCTTCGCGGCGGCGCGGAGTTCAAACAGCTTTCGTGGGCGG